CGGTGTGAATTACAACACGTTGGCCAATGACCTAGAGGGTGTGAATTACACTTCCTTACGACACGGCATGATCACCGATCAAGATCTGTGGCGCATGCTTCAGGATTGGTTTTCCGGCGCCTTCATTGATGCCATATACCGCGCTTGGCTGTTCCCGTCACTGGCCAGCGGCGCGGTAGTCACGCCGAGCGGTATCGCCCTGGGCACAGATCGGATGTCGGAATATGCCCGCGTTCTGCACCAGGGGCGCCGGTGGGCGTGGGTCGATCCCGAAAAGGATGTTAAAGCCGCCGAAAGAGAATACAGGCTACGCACCCGATCCCTTTCGTCCATAATCCGCGAACGCGGAGAGGATCCCGACGAGGTATGGGAAGAGATCGCCAGGGATGAGAGCCGACTGGAGGAGCTGGGCATCGAGGCCAACATCGGCCTACCGCCCCAGACGGAACCTGCCGAACCTGCCGAACCTGCCGAGGAATCCGAATAGAGGAATCGAAAAATGCCAACGAACAAGAAATTCAATGCCCGCGACCTGATCGGCAAAACCCAGGAGAGGACGCTATCCGTTGATCGGGGCGCCATCGACGAGGAAAGCCGCACGGTGGATCTGGCCTTTTCGAGCACGGAACCTTATGAGCGATGGTGGGGTATTGAGATCCTAGATCATGCTGACGGCAGCATGGACATGGACAGGCTAAACAATAGCGCCGCCGTGTTGGTCAACCATGACCGGGACCATCATGTTGCAGTAGTGGAGTCCGCGCGCATTGACGACGAAACCACCGGACGGGCCGTGGTTCGATTTGGGCGCGGCGCCGAGGCAGAAGAGGTTTTTCAGGATGTTAAAGACGGCATTCGGACAAAAGTTAGCGTCGGATACATGGTAAACGCCATGCATTTGGAGAAGTCAGAGGATGGCGTAGACACCTATAGGATTGACGATTTTACCCCGTATGAAATTTCACTTGTAGCTGTGCCCGCCGACGATACCGTTGGAGTCGGGCGATCAGCCACTTACCACCAACCCAAACAGAGGAATAAGGCTATGGACCCCATCCTTGACGCGCATGAAGAGGCGCAGACAGACACCACGCCGCAAGCGGCCGACACCGCGCGCGGCGAGGAAACCACTCACACAACCGAGGCCCCTATTCAGACGACCAGCAAGGATGCGGCCGCCATGATTAAGCTGGCCCGCAAGTTCGATAAACTGGACCTGGCGGAGACTTACATCTCCGATGGTCGCAGCCTGCAGGAGTTTAACCGGGCGTTACTGGAGTCGATGGACAACACCGAGCGCCATGTGCCAACCGAGCGCCGCGATCCGCGTGTGGATATTCAGATCCCGCGCCGGCGGGGCACGCTGAAAGCGTTTTCCAATGACCGGGCGGGAGAGGAGGCGGCATATCGTTCGGGCATGTGGGCTCTGGCCGCCATTCACGGCAACCGCGACGCCGCGCGATGGTGTAAGGATTATGACGTCAGGGTAATGACCGGGCAGACCTCCGGCACCTCCAGCGTTGTGCCGGAAGAGATGGTATTGCCGATCATCGACCTTCGGGAACAGTACGGGATCGCGCGTCGGCTCTGCTATGTGCATCCGATGACCAGTGATACCGCTACTGTCCCGCGGCGCAAATCCGGGGTCACTGCATATTTTCCGGGGCGGACCGAGGCTACCACCGCATCTGATGCCGCGTTCGATGATATCGAGCTTGTGGCTCGCGAGGTATCGGCGCTTACCCGGCTGTCTAAAGCCTACGCCATGGACTCCGCCATCAACTTGGGCGATCACCTTGCCGGGGAAATGGCCTACGCATTCGCGGTAAAGGAAGACGACTGCCTGATCAAGGGCGACGGCACCTCGACCTATGGCGGCATCTACGGCATCAACTCAAAGATCATCGATGGCAACCATACGGCCGGGGCTAAAGACGCCGCGAGCGGTATTGACACCCTGGCGGAAATTACCGCCGACGATCTAACGACCGCATCCGGGGCGCTGCCAGACTTCCCCGGCATCAATCCTGTATGGTTGACAAGCAAGCTCGGTAACGCGCTAGTTTTTGACGCATTGAAGGCTGCAGGTGGCGGGAACACTATCACCGACCTGGGAGGGGCGCCGGCAAAACAATGGCTGGGCGACCCTATCGAAACATCCCAATCCATGCCCAAGGTGACCACCGATCTGTCTAATGTGGTTATGTTGGTGTACGGCGATCTCAACATGGGTACGACTTTCGGCGACCGCCAGGGTTTCGAGGTAGACGTCCTCACCGAACGGTACGCCGAGTATAGACAGATCGGCGTAATCGCAACCGAGCGCATGGACATCGTTGTCCATGGCCTCGGCGACACTTCCGCCGCAGGCCCCATTGTTGCGCTGATCGGGGAATAACGAGGACTAACGACACCGGGTAATTCAGAGGCGCCGGGCAACCGGCGCCCAATCAAGAGAGGATACGAACATGACACCGCGACCTAAACAGGTAATCGCCATCAGCCAGGCCAGCACCACCAATGCTGCGACGGCCACCGGCAATATCGACACCCTGGGCTATGATTTCGCCATTATTGATACCATCATGGCGACCAGCGATAACACCACCAACAATCCGAGCGTTTTTAACCTGCTCGAATCCGATGATACTGTAGCCACCAATTTTGCCACGGTTTCGGGATTCGTGGGCGATACGGATTGGACTATTCCGGCCTCCGTCACCTCTGGCAACTGGGGCGTCCAGATGCGGGTGGACTGTCGAGCGCGTAAGCGTTATTTGAGGCTGGCCATAAGCCCGCTGACCACCCAGGTGATTACTGCCATCGCCAATCTGCACCGAGGCGACGAATCGGCGACGGACACCACTACGGCATCGGTTAAGGCTCTGGTTGAGGGCTAATGGCGGCCGATAAATCCGACAGCGGGGGCATCCTCCGCTGTCGGCGCCAGGGGCCGATCTAATGGATAAACCCGTTAAAAGCCTAGGATACCCCAGCAACGTGGAGAGGCTTTCCAACGGCGCCGCAAATCCAGTTATTGATACCCGGATGGATAAGTTGCCCTGGATGGCGGTTTTAAAAGTCGGCAGGACGCTAAAAGAGGGGATGAAATACGAGAGGGACATCAAGGACAATTGGAAGCTGGTTCCGGCCAACGAGCATCTAAATCACGCTCTGCGCCATATCGCCAATTACCAGTCCGGCGACCGGACCGAGGATCATGTTGGCCACGCCGCTACACGTATATTGATGTGGGCTGAACTGGAATGCCAGGTAGAGACGAATTAATCAGGCTGATCGAGTCGAGAGAATACCCGACGACCGGTTGGCTGGCTGGGTATCCTCGCAGTGGGGCGGCTTTGGTTCGCACGATACTGGCTAATTGTTTTGGTTTGCCGACATCATCTATCTACAGGGAGCGCCTCGGGTTTTCGTACCAGTCAAACCTAAAAGCGTTGCAGCCAGACAGGCTAAACACAAGTCAGCTGGCGGAATCGATGAACGGCCATCCGGTTTATTTCAAAACTCACGAAGGACCGCACATCAAACAAGGCCCGATCAAGGTCCCCACTATAATTATTGTGCGCGATGCTCGCCGCGTTTTCGAAAGCCTGAGATCGTTTATGTCGATCATAAATGGGATCAATATCAGCATGATCCGGATCATCCAGGGTCGCTTTTTTTGGGGCAACTGGTCGGACTGGGTTTTTGATTGGGCCAGCAACGCGCCGGATGGCGCGCTTTGGCTCCGTTATGAAGACATCATGGCGAACCATGATCCGGCGATTGACGCGATAGCCAATCATATAGGGATCGATCCCATAAGCCGCAAAATCCCGGAGTTTTCCGACCTAAAGAAAGGCACCCCTAATATTTTTCGGAAGGCGTCGATGGTGGGTAATGGAGGCATGTCAGAGTCGGAGGAGGAGGCGTTCTGGCGCAAACACGGCGAGGCAATGGCGTTTTTGGGCTATGACCGCGACCAGGATCAACGTGTGGCCTCAAGATGACTAAAAACCCGCCAGTAGTCAAAAAGGTAGGCCTTATCATGCGCGATGAACCGGACTCGTGGCCACCAACTGCGGGCGTTGATGGCCCTTTGAAATTAAATCTTGGAGCGGGCGAAACACCGCTTGACGGATGGGAAAACCTGGACCGCAAAACCGGGGATGACGTATTTCCGTTACAGCGCGCGGGCGTGGACGAGATTAGGGCATCCAATGTGCTGGAACACTTCAGCCATCGAGCGATCCCGGAAGTGCTGCGCAATTGGGTAGGCGCGCTAAAGCCTGGTGGGCTGATCAAGATAGCCGTTCCCGACTTTGAACAGATTGCGCGCCTGTACCTGGCAGGAAAACCGATCCCCACGGAAGGATACATTATGGGCGGCCATGTCGATGCCGACGATCACCACGGTGCGATATTCGACGAGGAATCCCTGGGCGATCTGATGCGCGGCGCCGGACTGGTGGGTATAACCCGCTGGACCAGTGAAGCAAAGGACTGCGCGGCTTTACCCATTTCGCTCAACCTCCAGGGGTTCAAGCCACCTGAAAAACTACCGACCTGCTCCGCCGTTCTGTCTATGCCCCGGTTAGCGTTTACTGACAACTTTTTCAGTTGTTTCGAGGGGCTGGTTCCGCTGGGGATCAAACTCCGAAAAACCACCGGCGCCTATTGGGGCCAATGCCTGGAAAGAGGGATTGAAGAAATACTGAACGAACAGGATCCCGAGTGGATTTTGACCCTGGACTACGACACGGTTTTTACCCGTAACGATGTCCAGGCGCTTCTCACGGCGGCAATGAGACACCCGGAAGCAGACGCAATCGCGCCGATCCAGGCACACCGCACCAAGCCCATGCCCCTAATGACCATGATGGGCGACGACGGACGCAACATCGCGCAGGTACCGTTCGATACATTCGCGCCGGAATTGACGCGGGTTACCACGGCACACTTCGGGCTAACTCTCATCAAGGCCGAAAAGATTAAGGCGATGAAAAAACCCTGGTTTTACTCTTTGCCGGGAACGAACGGTAAATGGGATGACCAGCGTATGGACGATGATATATTTTTCTGGAGACAATGGGCCAAATCGGGAAATAGTTTATACCTGGCCAACCGCGTGCCGGTAGGTCACGCGGAATTAATGATCCGATGGCCGGGGCGCACGCTGAGCGCTACCTACCAGCACCCATCCGAATTCTGGACGACCGGCAAGCCCGAGGATGTGTGGAGATGATCAACACCCTAATTAATCGCAATGCGCCAGCGCGCCAATCGTCGGGACATGGTTGTCATGTCCGCGTTTTGCGCCCATGGGCTCCAGGGCTTTTGAAAGGACAAGATATCGTTTTAAACGCCGGCGCCAGGCTGAATTACTTACTCGCTTCGGGACACGTAAAAACGATCCGGAGGCGGCGAACGAAAAAAGAGATGGAGAATCGAGATGGCTGAAATACTTTTGGCGCCTGTAACCGGCGCCGCTCAAAGTTCCCGAATCGACGTTAAGGACGGGGCCACGGCCACGCTGATCATGTACGCCGCATCCGGCCTAACTGCAGCCGAATATGGGGACATCCAGATATCCCACGACGGCGGCACCACTTTTGCCGATCTGTATATTGACGGATCTCAATCCCGGCTTGTGGACACCAACACCGCGGCGACGATTTACGGGCCGGGCATATTTCGAGTGGACAAGGAAGCTACCACCAACGCCGCCGGCATCTACGCGAGCAGACGAGGCAGCATGTAATGTTGTCAGGCCCCGTCTCTTATTCTGTTGGCCCTCCTGTCGCCAGCCCGCTGACGGCGGCCATGTTCGTAAAGAGGAAGCTGTTTTTTTATGCGCTTGCTCCGGGCAAAGGGTTAACGGCGCCCAAGGCCCAGAACACCACCGCGACACTGCCGGCTGATATCGGCAACTCAGTTCGAACAACCGTTGTTTATAACGGCGCAGGCGAGACGATTCACAAAGAAGTCCCGGCAGGCTGCGTACCCGAGTACGGTTGCCGGATGGTGCAGAATATAAGCACCAATTTAGTGGACTGGGATGACCGCGGTACAGCAACCATGGTCGATAATGGAGACGAAACATTTTCTGTATCGGGATTAGGTGCCAGCGAAGGAAACGATTTATACGAGTTGCTTTCTGAAGGTGACGTAGCAAATCGCGACTTCAGGTTGTCTGTTCGATTGAAAGGTACGGCTGGAGAAACTATATACTTAAAAATTAAACGGAATTCAGGTGGCGGTGATGTAGCGGCTGCTCAAACCGTAATCCTATCAGGGAATTGGCAGCGATTTTCCCCTCCTGTGTTTAGTGGCTTAGCGAGTAATGCTAATTTACGATTAATTATTCACGGTGGACTTAGCGGTACTCCAGCAACAGCCTGCGATTTAAAAGACGTACAGGCTGAGGAAGTAACGGGATTTACCAATCAAAATCCTGGCGAGTATGTAAGCGTCGGCGTACTCTCTACGCCCTACCACGGTTACGGGGCCGATGGTATCAATTTTTATAACACAAAAAACGGCAACACAGTATCCAGCGGCATTGTAACGGAAGCGGCAGGTGACGCTATTCCAGATGCAACCATGCTCGGCATATTTATGGAGCCGGAAGCAACAAATAACGTAACACGACCTCGGGACCTCAGCCACGCTGATTGGGTTAAGACGAATATTACTGCCGCACAAGATGCAGTGGGAATTGATGGAGCAACGAAGGCATCTACACTTACTGCAACTGCCGGAAATGGGACATGCTTCTTCACGGATGCGATTGGATCTGCCGAGTACACAACGTCGTTCTTCGTGAAGAGGAAAACCGGCACAGGAACCATCGAAATAACCGACAACGGCGGCTCAAACTATACGGATATTACGTCCAGCATAAACGGAACAACATTTACCCGTGTTGCTGTTACTCGAACACAGGCTAACCCATCCGTAGGATTCCGCATTGTAACGGATACGGACGCAATAGAAGTTGACGCGGCGCAATCTGAGGCGGGCAGCTTCCCAACCTCACCGATTCTAACGGGTAATGAAACTCGCGCATCATCCCAAGAACTAACCTATCCAATTGCAAATGTTCCCGGCCCGACTGGCGCACAAGAGTTCTCTTTCGAGTGTGAATGGACGCCGATTGCGTATGGAGAAACGGACATTGATACGGACGCAGGTATCGTATCCTTAGCGGATAGTGCGGAAACAGATTTGTTAGTACTGGAAAATACCGGCGCAATCGAAAGCAACGATGGCACAAACACCAACAGCGACGCAATCGCCTGGTTAGCTGGGACCACCTATCGGATACGCATAACAGCATCGGCTATAGCTAATCAAATTGGCCTGATGGTTGCTGGTGGAACAGACGACACAGCCGCATTTGATGGCACGTTCACTGTCTCCGACGCGATTAGATTCTGCAAAGATTCTCTCGGAGGAAACTGTATCAAGAACGTTAGGTTCTGGAACTACGACAAAGGCGATGCTTGGAGGCAAGCAGCATAATGGACGCAATCATCTGGAGAGATGGCAGCAAGAAACCCGCACGTATGAAATTACTCTTGCGCCGTATGCCAGAACAATTACGTCTCAAGATTCGCAGAGGGCCAAATGGTTCCTATGGGACGCCTACACCTGACAAACCGCAACGCCCAGGACCAGGCGCAACACCAGCAGAAAGGGCGCAGTATCGGGCAGATCTTGACGCCTGGTGGGTACTAGAGAATGAAAGACGTATTCCGTTCCAGGCGAAGATTGACGCTGCAAGGGCTGGGCTAAAACTGCGCCAAGGAGACCGGATGGCTATAACGGCTTTTGCAGTTAGGACGCTAATACAGGATGCAAAAATGCGTATTGTGTGGAAGCGCGGCGGCCAATCAATGAAGAAGAAGGGCGCGATGCCTGCCGGGCATGAGATGGAGTTCGTTACCATGACGCCAGTGGATTTCGCGGAACTAATTCTGACGATTGCTGACGGTGACGGAGAGCTAAACATCCTTGCGGCCGGCACTGGTCCTGAAACTGAAAGCGTAAAGGTTCCAGGACAGGCAGAGGACTTGTTCCAGGAAGTTGTCGATGGACATTGGAGTATATTGGCAAAGAATAAATTTCTTGCCATCCACCCCGCAGAGGTGGACGGCGAACCGCAGGACGTGCATTTCATCCAATGGTACGGAGACACAGCAGCACGATCACGGAAAAACGCTGAGCTGACAGAGTAGGGCAATGACCATCGAAACCGCCGCCGACCTGGCATCCTTATTTGATACCGATGATTTCGCCGTCGCGGCAACTATCGGCGAGGCGACCGTCAACGG